CAGAGTTGTTGATTTAGAAGATGCTTTAGATGAATTAAAAGCAGACTTCGAAGCAATGATGGGCGGCGAAGGTGATGAAGACAAAGAAGAAGAGTCTTTAGAACCAGTTGTTCCAGCAGAAGAAACTCAACCTATGATTAACGCTGAGTCAAAAGAAGCTACTAAGGAAACTGTAAAAGAATACAAAATCCAAAAGTCAGCTGATAACAGCGATAATTCAGACAAATCTGCAAAATCTCCAGTGAAAACTGGTGGTGCAAAACAAGGCGGAACTCCAGTAAAAACTGGATCAGGCGCTGAAGACAAAGGAAGACCGGCACCAACTGCAGAAAAGATGAAAGATTTTGAAAACACTCCGGGTAAAGATAAAGGTACTTCAATGAAGAAACAAGTAAGTGCTGATAAAAAAGACGGAGCGGATAAATCTGCAAAATCACCAATTTCTGGCAAGTAATTGTCAATAATTGGAAACAAGGAGAGTTTAGATGTCGCTTTATCTTAGAGAACACCTAACATACGATCAGGCTAGAGTACAGATCATACACGAAGGCCAAGACAATAAAGATTTGTACATGAAAGGTATCTGTATTCAAGGTGGAATTAAAAATGCTAACCAAAGAGTTTACCCAGTAAACGAAATTGGTAAAGCAGTTAAAACACTTAATGACCAGATCAGTTCAGGCTATTCTGTATTAGGTGAAGTAGATCATCCAGACGATTTAAAGATTAATTTGGACCGTGTGTCTCACATGATTACTGAAATGTGGATGGATGGACCAAATGGATATGGTAAAATGAAAATTTTACCGACACCAATGGGTCAACTTGTCAAGACGATGTTAGAATCAGGTGTGAAATTAGGCGTTTCAAGTAGAGGAAGTGGTAACATTTCTGAATATGGAAGCGGCGAAGTTTCAGATTTTGAAATAATAACGGTTGATGTTGTGGCCCAACCTTCGGCACCGGGTGCTTACCCAACGCCAATATATGAACATCTTTTGAATACAAAAGGTGGATATATGGCAAAGGGACTGGCGGCTGAAGTTAGAAACGACAAAAAAGCACAAAAGCATTTAAAAGATGCACTAACACACATAATAAAGGACCTAAAATAACATGATAGACGCAATATCAAAACTAGTTGAATCAGGAGCAATATCAGAAGATACACAAAAAGCTATCCAAGAGGCTTGGGATTCAAAAGTTAAAGAAAATAAAGACGTAGTAGGTGCTGAATTAAGAGAAGAGTTTGCTAAAAGATACGAACACGACAAAGCAAACATGATCGAAGCTATCGACAAAATGATGACTGAGAAATTATCTGAGGAAATCACAAAGTTTGTTGAAGATAGAAAAGCACTTGCACAAGAAAAAATTGCTTACAAAGAAAACGTAGGCGCTCATTCTGCCAAACTTCAAGAGTTTATAATGAAGAAATTGGCTGAGGAGTTAAAAGAACTACATAGCGACCGTAAAGGCGTTCATGAAAACTTTAAGAAAATGGAAGAGTTCGTAGTAAACGCTCTTGCAAAAGAAATTAAAGAATTCCATGAAGACAAAAAAGGCGTTGTGGAGACGAAAGTCAAACTAGTAGCCGAAGCCAAAAAACAAATGGCTAAGATGAAAGAGGCTTTCATTACAAGATCTGCTAAAGTTGTAGAATCTGCAGTTAATAAAAAACTTGCTGAAGAGTTAAAATCTCTGAAGGAAGACATTACTGCGGCTAGAGAAATCAACTTTGGTAAGAAAATATTCGAAGCGTTCAGTTCGGAGTATCAGAACTCATACTTAAATGAGAAATCAGAGACTGCGAAATTAATGAAAGTGGTTGATGAGACTACTCTGAAGTTAAAAGACGCTGAGAAGGCTGTCGAAGAGAAAAACGCGGTGATTGAATCCAAAGAGGCGGAAGCCAAAAGACAATCGGATTTGATGGAACGCAAGGAAAAGATGGCTGAGATGCTCAAACCATTAGGTAAGAGCAAAGGTGAAGTTATGGCGCAACTACTTGAAAGTGTACAAACTAACAAGTTGCAGGCTTCATTTGACAAGTATCTACCTCACGTAATGGCTGAAAAACCAATTGCATCACAGAAGAAAGTTATTTCTGAAGCAAAAGGTGACAGAAGCGAGAGAGAAGATGCTGATTTAACAAATATCCGTAAGTTGGCGGGTATATAATAACAATAACTAAGGGGAAAATTCAAATGTCAGAACTATTTGAATCTAAATGGGCAGAAACTAAAACTGCTCTAACTGAAGGTTTAAACGGCAACAAGAAAAAGACAATGGACGTTGTGTTAGAAAACACAAAAAGATATTTGTCTGAACAAGCTACTGCAGGTGCTACATCGGCAGGAAACGTTGCTACATTAAACCGTGTGATTCTTCCAGTAATTAGACGGGTTATGCCGACTGTTATAGCTAACGAAATCGTTGGTGTACAGCCGATGACTGGTCCAGTTGGACAGATACACACACTAAGAATAAGATATGCAGACACAGTTAGTTCTAATACAACTGCTGGCGAAGAAGCATTATCTCCATTCAAAATTGCGAAAGCATATTCTGGTAACCAGAACAATACTACTCCAAAAGGTGCATCAACTGCCTCTTTAGAGGGTACTGGTGGTAAGAGATTATCAATCCAGATCTTGAAACAACCGGTTGAAGCGAAATCTAGAAAATTATCAGCTAGATGGACTTTTGAAGCGGCTCAAGATGCTCAGGCACAACAAGGTATCGATGTAGAAGCAGAAATCATGGCGGCATTAGCTCAAGAGATTACTGCTGAGATCGACCAAGAGATCATTGGATCATTAAGAACATTGGCAGGAACTGCTTCTGAGACTTTTGACCAAGCGGCTGTGTCAGGTACTGCAACATTCGTTGGTGATGAACACGCGGCTTTGGCTGTGTTAATCAACAGAGTTGCTAACCAAATCGCAACAAGAACAAGAAGAGGCGCTGGAAACTACGCGGTAGTATCTCCAACTGCTTTAACTATTCTTCAATCTGCAACAACATCAGCATTTGCTAGATCAACTGAAGGTGCATTCGAGGCTCCAACAAATACTAAATTTGTAGGAACACTTAACGCATCTATGAGAGTATATGTAGACGCATACGCGGCTGACAATACATCAATACTAGTTGGTTACAAAGGTGCAAGTGAGGCAGACGCTCCGGCGTTCTACTGCCCATACATACCTTTGATGTCAAGCGGTGTTGTACTTGATCCGGCAACTTTCGAACCAGTTGTTGGCTTCTTAACAAGATATGGCTATGTAGAGTTAACAAACACTGCATCATCTCTTGGTAACGCGGCTGATTACGTAGGTTTGGTTGCTGTTAACAGTACAAATCTAAAATTTAAATAATTTTTTTATAGATTATTTTGAATCATAGAATTAAGGCCCTCGGAAACGGGGGCCTTTTTTTGTGGCGGTGGTTTCATTAATTTAAATATCATTGTGCAATATTGTTTTCATCATATACCAAAAACAGCAGGAAGTTCTTTACAATTAAGACTTGCTCACAGAGAAAGTCTAGGACAATTACCAAAAGGTTCAACGTTAGTTGTATATCCTTTATATGATAAAATGAGATTTTATAGAGTAAGTGATGATCCAAACTTTAATCCTGATGAACCAATTAAAACTGCTTTCCTACGTACATATGAAAAACCTGAAAGAAAAGATGGAAATGCCACAATAGTTTGTGGACATTATACAAATATTACTCAACCAGGCGAACATTATGTTTGGTTACGACATCCTTTACACAGAGATATTTCACATTTCAATTATGATTTTAAATTCAACAATCAGCTGAGCAAAGATTTTACTACACACTTATCAGCAATGAGTGGAAATTTTACAGTGTTATGGTTATATGGCAAGTATTGTGGCAAACATGATTCTGTTTCAATGGAAGAAAGATACAATCATGTAAGAAAAGTATTAAAAGAAAAATTTAAAAAAGTTTTTAGCTCAGAAAAGTTTGAAGATTCATGGACAGAGATTGCAAATCTACTGAAAATAGATATTTTTCCAAAATTAAATTCCAATCAAGCAGACAAAGATTATAACAAAGTTGCAAAATATGAAGACTTATCAGATGATTTTAAATTTTGGCATCGAGGTTATAACCGTTATGATTATCTACTTTACGAAGAGTTTTGTACGTAGATAAAAAATTATTTTCACCATCACTTGGATCACAGACCAAATAGTGTAGTTTTATTCATATAACAGACTTCTAAATAAATTTAGATTCATTAAGAATCTAAATCAAGGGAGGTCCAATATGGATTATCTTAATAAAATAAAAGGATGGGCAAAAGGAATTGCTGACGTAGGAGTATCTTTAATTGCGTTAGGAATCGTTTTAGAAATTCTTTTTAATGGTCAAGGTATTCCGTTCTGGCCAAACGTTTCAGTAATTGGAAACGTCCAGGGCGTACTGCAAGGTTTCTCAGATCAAGGTCTGATTGGCTTGGTAGCAGTTTGGATTTTATATCATATCTATAATCGAAAATAATATAAATCTAGAAATACGTTAACCTCAGGGAGTGGTGTAACTACTTTTAATTTTACACCACTCTTTTTCTTTTTATATACGTTTTAAAAATCTTAAAAAAATAATAAATACTTACAAGTCAAGCAGAGCTCCACTCTAGTGGAGACTTATGCGGAATAAACCGCGTAGTGAGTAGAACTCACATCAGGCTCTGAAAAAAGAAGGAGAAAACAAATGGGAAGACCTATCAAAAAGTCTAAACTAGCGGGCGGTGCCAATATATTTGGTTCTGCAGACCTTTCTGGAAAAATTGCTGTAACGGCATACAGAACAGGTGGATCAACAACTAGCTCAACTACTGCATACATTGTATCTCAAAGAGGATCAAAAAGATTTAAAATCCACTTAGAAGATTCATCTGAATCAGTATACACACTAGTTGCAGTTGCTCCAGGTTCATTAGATACAAACGGTACTTTTTGTGTACAAATGATTCTTAATGACTCCACAGTTGCATACGTAGAAAAGTTCTACAATAACACAATACACTATGTAACAGCGGGCGGAACATCAGGAACAGTAAAATACACATTAGGAACTGAAGGTACTGACGAAGGACAAGCAGGATCTGGCGTTGGTAACGTAGACGTTAGATAATACATCTAGACACGTGCTTATTAGGGGGAGTTTTAACACTCCCCCTTTTCTATATAAATAATAACAAATGGCAAAAACAGTTAGAACATCAGGTGACTACACAATTAAAGCAGGGGATGGATATAACTCAGGATCCGGTACAAATACGATCAATCTTGATAGTTTAAACGTCAGCATCACCGGTAATTTAGAGGTTGGTGGCACTTCATCAACAATTAGTACAACAAACACAGTAATTGAAGATAATATTATAGAATTACAAACAGGAATTTCAGCTAGTACAAACGATTCAGGAATTATAATTGAACGAGGATCAACTGGAAATAATGCTTGTATTATATGGGACGAATCTAGTGATACATTTAAAGTAGGTACTACAACTGCTACTGGTACAGATAAATCAGGTGGCATAACTGTAACTGCTGGAGCATTAGAAGTTGCGGCATTAACAGCAACAACAGGAACATTTACTGGTGCTGTTACATTATCTGGAGGAATTACTACAGGTGCAATAACAACAAACGAAATTGCAAGTAATGGCTCGAACGCAGATATAAACATTACACCACAAGGTACAGGAAAAGTTGTAATAAACAACTTGTCTATTGATGGTGAACTAGGAAATATTACTTCTGACA